AGTGTCTACACTGGTATCAGTAGACATCGATATACCGGTTTTTAATACATGAAGATCGGTTAATAAATGAGGATTTAACATCTGAATGACTTTATCCTGGGCTCGGTTCAAATACCTTTCTTTAATGGTAGTTGAAAAAAGATCCCCAGAGGTATCTTCCATTCGATCTCCTAAAATGGTTAACATAGTTGCTGTTGTCATAAAGTCTCCAGGGTTTTATGGTCCCTGGGGGAAATAAAAAAAACCAGGGACCATAAGGTTAGTTTACTGATTAGCCATAAGGGGCATAAGTTGGTGAAGATTCTAAACCAGTGATCACACAATGTGCTCTTCTATTGGTTACAACCATATTACCATAAGTATGTACCTTCTGAACAAAAGTATTACTCTTGGTATCTTCAACCATATCAGATGCAGTGAATTTCGCACCAGAGTTAAAGAACATATGTAAGTAATTAGTGTTTAGAAAATAGATTCTTCCATCATATCCATAGCGATCATTTGAACCATCAGCAACATCTTGCTGTGAAACCATGTCTTGATCTGCAACAATATCAATGCCTCTAAAATTCAAAGCAGTGAAACCCATTGATCCCATTCTTTCTGACATTTTACTACCAGTTTTTCTTGGATCAATTTCATTTTCAATCATGTCATAGATTTCTTGTGGACAAACAATAAGATCTGGGTTTTCGCCAGTATATCCTCTTGCATTAGCTACTCCTCTAGCCAATAACTTCAAGATGTAAGTATCTTTAGAAGAATCAACCATGTCAGAATTGGCTATGTAAGCCCCTGCACCGGCATCTGGAGAGTCATCACCGATATTACCAGTATCACCAGTAAAATCAGCTTGAGTCAATACTGGTGTTTGCCAGAATGTGTTACTTGCAGGAGATAAAGCTACTGTGATACCTCCGACAGTTCCATTTCCTTCGCCAAGAAGCACTCCTAAAGGATTGAAAGCATCAGTAGTAGCAGAAGTTGCAAATAGATTCTGTGCTACTGTTTTTTCAAGTGACTTTTGAAGGTTCTTAACTTTTGCACCGACTATGTTTTTGATAGCTTGTGGGCTATTCATTACCAAAGTCTCTTCCTTAGTTAAAAGAAAATGACCGGTTAGCATAGTTGGGTTATAAGATGCAGTTTGAGCGATTTCTGCGATTGCAGGAGTATAAGCTGATCCAAGACCATGCTGATTCCCCCATGCACTCGCCCCACCATCAGCGTATTCAACTGGGACTACTATTTCTCGACCATTAAAGGTCTTTGCCTTTGCCTTCAGTATCGCTAGTAATGGATGACTCTTTTTAAAAATATTGTCATACAGAACTGGCATATAATACTGTTGGATTAGGGCACTTAGGGAAGCGTTACCGGTTCCCGATACCATAATGTTAGCCATTTAAGACTCCTTGTTTTGTATTATGAATTAAAAAATGATGCGACATCAATGTCCTCATAATCCTTTATTTTGGATTGTTTATCAGACTTGACACCGACAGTCTTTTGTACATTGACTGGAACAGATGGTTTTGGCTTGGCAGTCTTAGGTTCTGCAACTGCTTTGTCAAAATTCATTACCTTATAAGCCTCATCCAAAGTGAGTAACCGACCAGTCTCTTCATGTGTTTTAATCGCATAATCCAGGACCTCCTGGGCTTTCGACTCATTTATTTTGTAAGTTGACTTTAGGTCGGTTAATGATTGATCAAGTGCTTGTTGGGATTTAATCTGTTCGAGTTGTTCCTTTGCCTCTGTTAATTCAGATTCATAAGGATTCGGAAGGTCCTTGTTATCCATCTTTAGGGACTGTTCAAACAGTTGCCCTGCTTCTTCTCCAAGTTCATCTTCTACAGCTTCCTTTAAGGTTTCTGCAAAATCTTCCGAGGTTTTGAATTTCTCAACTAATTGAATGAAAGGTTCTATTGCCCTTCTCTGATCAGCTACTTCCTGGGCTTTCTCAGTATTTGA